CAACCGCCAGCTCTATGACAAGCGCGGCTGCCCGGATGCTGACGCACGTCTATGCGGCAACAACCCCAACCCAAAAGTGGCAACATTTTGCGCTGCCCTTTGGCTCACTTTTACTCTGCCGTTGACAGGCGGTGGGCTGCGCGGCGCCGACGGCAGCGTCCACGCCAAAACCGGCACCGGCAACGCGATCCAAAGCCATCGCATTCCCGACAGCGTGTTTCGGATCATGCGTCACAAAGGGGGCTTGGGCGCAGCGGGATCGCACCCGGCCGTGTTCCCGGTGGCGCTGGTCGAGGCGGTGCTGACCGCATTCTCGGATCCGGGCGACCTGATCTATGAACCGTTCTGCGGCTCAGGCACCCAGATCGTCGCCGCCGAACGCGCTGAGCGGCGCTGCTATGCGATGGAGCTGGACTCGGTCTACTGCGACGTGGCCGTGCGGCGGTGGGAGATGGCCACAGGGCGACAGGCAAGCCTTGCTGTGGAATAACGTGATTTGGCCGAGCAATTGGGGTCTAGGATCAAGAAAAAGCCACAGCTATTCTCCCTTCTATCAAATGAAAGATGAGAAGGCGGGGCATTTGGGAATCGAGCACTGGGATGAAAACAGGCAGCGCTGGATCCTGTATCGTAACGAAGCCGACCACAGTGCGGACTGCAGGGCTTACCCGTATGAGGCGGTCCCCGGACGGATTTTCCTAGACACGAATGTGGTGAACCTTCTGGTCAACTACCCAGAGCAAATCTTCGAACAGCAGCCGCTGCCGAACCTTGAAGACGCGATGCTTGCCGAAGACCTGGAAGCGTTGATGCACATCTTCTATGTTGGTAGACGGGCAAACTGGGCGGTCATGGCATCCCGCAAAACGCTGGATGAAATCGACAGGACGCCTGATCCGGAACACCGCGAGCGGCTGCGAGATTTCGCAATAGAACTGATCTCGCCTGAAGACGAAGCGAACGCATATGCCTCAGTTGTCGGGCGGCGCATGATCGATGCTCCATTCACACACCGTTTGCCAGACAAGGCAGATCGGGAGCTTATTGGCAATGCCATCGGCCTCGAATGCGATGTCTTCTGCACCAGAGACCGGCGGACAATCATCAAGAAACGCGATCAATTGAAGCTATTGCCGATCAGGGTTCTTACCCCTTTGGAGTGGTGGCGGCACGTTCGCCCTTGGGCAGGCCTGTGCACATAGGTCAGGCAGCCCAACTCAAACGCGGTCCGCTCCCCCCGTGCCGGAGGCCTCACTGAAGATGCGATGCACTGTCCCCCTGCCCTCGACCTTCTCAGTGGCGATGGGGAGGCCAAGCTTCTTCTTCAGCACTCCCGAGATCACACCTCTGGCCGAGTGAGCCTGCCACGCAATCGCCTCGACAATCTCGGCGATGGTTGCGCCCTCGGAGCGTTCTAACAAGGCGATGATCTGGGCCTGCTTGGTGCCGGTGCGCTGGGTCGGCGGCTTGGCAGCGGTGGTTTTGGCGGCATGTTTGCGGATGGCGACAACGGTCTTGACCACCACCGGTTCGATCCCGATGGCCAGTAGCCCCGCGTCGGTCACCACCAGCGTGGTGCCATGGCCATCGGCGGTTTCGCGCCACAGGGGCTCGCCCCGGCGAATGTTGGCATCGACCTCCTGCAGCCAGCCGAGCGCGACCATCCTGTTGACGGCCATCTTCGCGGCCGCCCCGGCCAGCCCCTTGGGCAGCGGCAGGGCGATGTTGTCGGGGCGCTGCGCCCCGGCGTTCAGGATGATGGTCTGGGTTTCTGTCAGCTTCGTCATGGCGGGGTTCCCCTATTGGTCGTTGGTGGCAAGGAAGGCGGTGATGCGCGACATCAGGTCGTTGTGGCCGTCGGCATCCGTGCCGATGATCACGTCGCCATCGTCGTCGCGGTCCAGATCGGCGATCTCGCGCAGCAGGGCGATGGCAGCGTCACAGGCGGCGAGGCGCTCGGCCTCCCATACGGCGGTGATGGCATCCTGTTCGATCTGGTGACGCTGGGCGGGATCAAGCGGCATGTTCGCCCTCCTTGAAGGCGCTGTCGGTGATCTGGCGCAGGAGGCTCGCGTAGTGGTTCAGGGTGCCGACGTGTCCCCAATTTATCTCGTCGGGGTCGGTCTCGAAATGGTCGTCGCTCAGGGCTTTCAGGCGCTCCAGCATCGCGTCGATCTGGAACTTGGTGGTCATGAAGGCGTCGAGGGCCTTGGCATTGTCGGTGGGGCGGCGGATGGTCATGGCGTGGTCTCCGGGGGTGAGTTGCATCGTTTTCGTGTAATCACCATCGCTCCGGTGGGGCGGCTAGTGTAGGCAATTCCAAGCAATATCAGTGCTTTCTGATTACACTCCGGGCACATCGGCCTTCGGTTCGACCGCCACCCACTGGCATCCGATCCACATGTAGAGATGGGCAAACTCCCGCGTCGGGCGCGGCAGGATGCGGGGATCGCGGGGCGGGTTGAAGCAATCCAGCGCCTCAGCCGTAACCTGCCGGATTTCCTTGGCCGCAAGGATATCTTCGGGCGTCCAAGGGGCCAGCGCAGGCAGCATATGGGCGGGATAGCCGTCGAAATGGACGTAAACATGCGCCCATTCCCGAGGTCCAACTTCTATGGCGATCTGCGCGCGGGTGCTCATGTGGGTCTCCATGTTCGGGCGGTTCAGATCAACCCGTGCTGTTGCAGGACCGGCACGACATCGGCCAGCTCAACGGTCAGGCAGTCGATCCCGATCCGGCCTGCCATCTCGAAGACCTCCGCGTTCAGGCTCCGGTCATTGAGGTGGCCCTGCAGGGCGGCGGTGGTCATGGCCTGCACAAAGCGGGCGCGGTCGATAAAAATGCGGGTCGTGTCGGAGGGGATGGCGATGGTCATGTTCCTGCCCTCCCTCAGCGCTTGGACGCGGCGGCGACGCCAGCGGCATAAGCCTCGACCAAGGCGGCGCGGATCGCCCAGACCGCGACATCGTGGAAGTCCAGCCGGTCGCTGTTCCGGGTCTCCAGCGTCTCGATGCTGTGGAAATGCCGGGTTGCGATCTCCAGCAGCAGGGCTTCGCTGGGGGCTTCGGCGGGGGCGGTTCTGGTGGTCATGGCGTCGTCTCCGGGGCTGAGTTGCATCGTTTTCCTGGACCCAGAATCGCTCGACGCGCGAGTGTAATCAACTGAATAAGACGATTATTTCCGTTTAATTCCAATATCTTGAGGTAAATCACAGCGTCATGAAAGGTATGTCCGAGCGCGAGTATTCCGCCCATTCCGGCCTGTCGCGCGGGGCGATCCAGAAGGCCCGCAAGACCGGGCGGCTGGTGGTTTACAAAGACGGGTCGATCAACGCCGCCGCGTCCGATGCGCGCCGAGCCGAGATGACCGATCCGGACCAGCAGCGGCGCAGCACGGGTGGCGATAGCGGGTTCTCCGGGCCAGCCGACAGCTCGTCCTATCTGAAAGCCCGCACCGCGCTGACCGTCTATCAGGCGCAGGAACGCCAGCTGGCGATCCAGAAGCGCAAGGGCACGCTGGTCGACCGGGCGCGGGCGGAAACGCTGGTGTTTCGTCTCGCCCGCCAAGAGCGCGATGCCTGGGTGACCTTGCCCAGCAGGGTGGCGGCGCTGATGGCGGCCGAAGTGGCAGCAGAGGTGGAAAAAGCATCAGGCACGCCGGTGATCATCGAGGCCGCGATCCTGCAGAGGGTGCTGGAAACCCATGTCAGACAGCACCTCGACGCCCTCGCCGATCTCAGGGTCTCGCTTGGATGATGACAATGATGATCTGACCGGCGATGATCTGACCGCAGAACTCGACCTCGATTTTGACGGGGCCGAGGATGTGTTGCGCGCGTGGCGCAACGGCATGCGGCCCGATCCGGACCTGACGGTATCGGAATGGGCGGATGCGCATCGCTGGCTGTCGTCGCGCGCTGCGGCCGAACCGGGGCGGTATCGCACCGCTCGCGCGCCTTACCTGCGCGAGATCATGGACGCGCTGTCGCCGCGCCACCCGGCGCAGCGGGTCAGTTTCATGAAGGCGGCACAGGTTGGCGCGACCGAGGCGGGCAACAATTGGATCGGCTTTGTGATCCATCATGCGCCGGGGCCGATGCTGGCGGTGCTGCCGACGGTGGAGATGGCCAAGCGCACGTCGCGTGGACGGCTTGACCCGTTGATTGCGGAAAGCCCGGCCCTGCGCGAGCGGGTCAATCCGGCCCGGTCGCGCGATGCGGGCAATTCGATGCTCTCAAAAGAGTTCCCCGGCGGCATTCTGGTGCTGACGGGTGCCAACTCGGCGACCGGCCTGCGATCGATGCCTGCCCGCTACATCTTTCTCGACGAGGTCGACGCCTATCCGGCCTCCGCCGATGAGGAAGGCGATCCGGTCACGCTGGCAGAGGCCCGCACCACCACCTTCTCGCACCGGCGCAAGGTGTTCATGGTCTCGACGCCCACGATCCGGGGATTGTCACGCATTGAACGGGAGTTTGAGGCCAGTGATCAGCGCCGCTATTTCGTGCCCTGCCCGCATTGTGGGGCGATGCAATGGCTGCAGTTTGAACGCCTGCGCTGGGACAATGGGCGGCCTGACACCGCTGCCTATCACTGCGAGGGATGCGAGAAGCCCATCGCGGAGCATCACAAGACGCAGATGCTGGAGCGGGGCGAGTGGCGCGCGACGGCAGTGTCGACGGATCCGCATTCCATCGGCTTCCACCTCTCCGCGCTCTATTCGCCCTTGGGCTGGAAAAGCTGGGCCCAGATCGCGCGGGACTGGCTGGCAGCACAGGGTTCCGAGGAAATGCTGCGCGCCGCGCGCAACACCTTGTTGGGCGAAACATGGGTCGAGTCGGGCGACGCCCCGGAATGGCAGCGGCTGGCCGAACGTCGCGAAACCTATGGCGGGGTACAGATCCCGATGGGCGGGCTGTTCCTGACCGCAGGCGTCGATGTGCAGAAGGACCGCATTGAGGTCGACGTCTGGGCCTGGGGTCGGGGCTTGGAGTCCTGGCTGGTCGATCACATCGTGATTGCTGGCGGCCCCGACGATCCAGCCTGCTGGGACAAGCTGACGGCTTTGCTCGGTCGGACATGGACCTGCGCCAATGGCGCGGTGATGGTGATCGGCAAGCTCGCCATCGACACCGGTTATGAAGCCCCGGCGGTTTATGCTTGGGCGCGCGCACAAGGGTTTGGGCAGGTGGCACCCATCAAGGGCCTCGAAGGCTTCAACCGCGCGACGCCGGTGTCGGGTCCGACCTTCGTCGACGCCACCATCGGCGGCAAACGTCTGCGCCGGGGCGCGCGACTCTGGTCGGTGGCCACAGCGACGTTCAAGACAGAAACCTACCGCTTCCTGCGGTTGGAACGGCCCTCTGATGAAGACAGAGCGCTGGGCGTGCTCGACGCCCCCGGCACCGTGCACATGCCCGACTGGATCGACACCGAATGGCTGAAGCAGCTGGTGGCCGAACAGCTGGTCACGGTGCGCAACAAGCGTGGCTATGCCCACCCCGAATGGCAGAAAATGCGCGAACGCAACGAAGCCCTCGACACCCGCGTCTATGCGCGGGCGGCAGCATGGATCATGGGCGCCGACCGCTGGGATGAGGCGACCTGGCGACGGCTGGAAGCGCAAGCCGGGGTAGAAACTCTCCCGGTTACCCAGATTGCGGCCCCTGTTGAACCGGCCAAGCCTGCCCCGCGCAAGGCCGGAACACCGACCACGCCACGGCGCAAACGCCGGGCTTACACACCGAACTTCATGAGGGATTGAGATGGATCTGGAACGGATGCGCGCCCTGCTGGCCGCCCTGCAGGAGGCGCGTTACGCGGGCGTCCGCTCGGTCAGTTATGACGGCAAATCGATCAACTATGGCTCAGACGCGGAACTCGCGAACGCGATCAGTGACCTCGAAACCCGGATCGCCACGGCCACGACCGGCACCCCGCGTCGTCGGCGCTGGGGCACCGTGGCCTCGAAGGGTCTGTGACCGATGGCATTCGAGGCTTTCCGTCAACCGTTGGGGTCGATCATTGGTGGCTTCGATGCCGCGCAGGCCCATCGCCGTTTGCGCGGGTTCCGGGCCAGCCGTGCCCATGTGAACACCCTGATCGCGGCCTCGGGCGACACGATCACCGCCCGCGCCCGCTGGCTGGTCCGGAACAATGGCTATGCGGCGAATGCGGTGGAAAGCTTCGCAAGCAATGTCGTCGGCGATGGCATCAAGCCCTCCAGCTTGATCTCGGACGCGGCCACCAAGGAAACCGTTCAGGCGCTCTGGCTCGCCTGGACCGATGATGCGGATGCCGAAGGGTTGACGGATTTCTACGGGCTTCAGCGTCGCGCCGCACGCGAGGTGTTCCTGTCAGGCGAAGTGTTCTTGCGCATCCGGCCGCGCCGGACAGAGGATGGTCTGACCGTTCCCTTGCAATTGCAGATGCTGCCAGCCGAGATGCTGCCCATCGACATGAACCGGACCCTGCCCGGCGCGGGGCTGATCCGGCAAGGGATCGAGTTCGATGGCATCGGTCGCCGCATCGCCTATCACTTCCTGCGCCGCCACCCTGGCGATCTGACTGATCCGGGTCTGGCTGGGGAAACCGTCCGCGTCCCGGCTGGCGACGTGATCCATGTCCTCGACCCGGTCGAGGCGGGCCAACTGCGCGGCGTGTCGCGGTTTGCCGGTGCTATCGTCAAGCTGTTCACACTCGACCTCTACGATGACGCCGAGCTGGAGCGGAAGAAGATCGCGGCGATGTTCGCGATGTTCATCACCTCGCCCGCCCCGGAAACCCCGCTGGAACCGACCGAGGAGGATCTGGAGGTCGAACCCGGCCAGGTCGTGCGGCTTGACCCCGGCGAGGATGTCTCGACGCCCGCAACACCAGACTCCGGCGGCACCTACGAGCCTTTCCAATACCGCACTTTGCTGCAGATCGCGGCGGCGCTGGGCATTCCTTACGGTTATCTGACCGGCGACACCGCCAAGGGCAACTTCTCGAACACCCGCATTTCGCTGATCGAATTCCGTCGCCGCATCTCGGCCTGGCAGCATGGCGTGCTGGTCTATCAGCTCTGCCGCGCGGTTTGGGTCCGCTGGATGGATACCGCAGTTCTCTCCGGCGCGCTGGACCTGCCCGACTACGACAGCCAGCGCCGCCAATATCAGGCCTGCGCCTGGCTCCCGACCAAATGGGACTGGATCGACCCGATGAAAGACGCCTCTGCCGAGATCCTGCAGATCGAAGCGGGCCTGAAATCGCGCACGCAGGCGCTGGCGGAGCGCGGCTATGACGCCGAACAGGTGGACCGGGAAATTGCCGTTGAACGCAAACGCGAGTTGGCGCTGGGCCTCGACTTCCGGCGGCCGGGGTCGCCTGCGCAGGGGCCGGGCGAAGGTGGTGCGAAAGACGCGGAGCAGGACAGCGCCAAAGACGACGAGGCCGAGGACGACGCACAGGACACCGGCGACGAGAAACCCGACCCCAGGGAGGGCGCATGATGCACCTCGCCCAGATTGCCCAGCGCGCGTTCAACACGCCCTTGATGGTTGACCCGGCCAAAGCGCTGGCGTTCCTCTCGGGGCTGGGACCGCGCATCACCGGGCAGGAAATCACCTTCCGGGGATTGGAGGTGGACGCCGCTGACCACGCTGCCGCCAGCCTGCCCGCCCGTGCCTCATTGTTTGGCAATGACCTCGCCCAGCGTCATCAGCGCAACGGCAGCCAGCCCTATGCTCTGGTGGATGGCATCGCGGTCATCGAGATCGCCGGGACGCTGGTGCATCGCGGGGCCTGGATCGGGCAGTCTTCGGGGCTGACTTCCTATGAAGGGATCGCGGCTCAGCTGCAGGCCGCGCTGGGCGATCCCGGCGTGCGCGGCATTGCGCTCGACATCGACAGCTTCGGTGGCGAGGTCGCCGGGGCCTTCGATCTGGCGGACCGCATCCGCGCCGCCCGGGCGCAGAAGCCTGTCCAGGCCTTTGTCGCCGAACACGCGCTCTCTGCTGGCTATGTTCTGGCCTCACAGGCCGACCGGATCATCCTGCCCCGCACCGGGGCTGTCGGCAGCATCGGCGTGGTGGCACTGCACACGGATATGAGCGGGGCCCTCGATCAGAAGGGCATCGCCGTCACGCTGATCCACGCGGGCGCGCACAAGGTCGACGCCAATCCCTATCAACCGCTGCCCGACACCGTGCACGACCAGATGCAGCGCGAGTTGGAGGTCGTCCGCTTTCTTTTCGCCGAAACCGTCGCTGCCGGTCGCAGGGATCGGCTGACGCATGCAGCCGCGCTGGCGACAGAGGCCGCCGTGTTCCGCGGTGCCGACGCCATCGCTGCAGGTCTGGCCGATGATCTTGCCGATCCCGTCACCGCCTTCCACGCTTTCGCCGCCGCCCCGCGCGGCACCACTTCCTCCAGCAGAAAGGGTCCACAGATGACCACCACGCCCACTGACACGCCCACCGACACGCCCAACCCGGCTCCTATTTCCGCCGCTCCCGCCGCGACAGCAACCGTCCCTGCTGCTCCAGAGGTTCCGGCGGCGGTGGGTGATGCTGCGCCCACCACAATGACCGCCGACGCCATTCGCGCCGAGGCAGCCGAGGTGGCGCAGGTCTGTGCACAGGCCGCCCGGCTCGGCGTGCAGATCGACGCGGCCGATGCCGTCACGAAGGGTCTCAAACCCGAAGCCCTGCGCGCCCGGGTTCTGGCCGATCTCGCCGCCCGCAGCGATGCCGCTGGCATCATCGCCACCACCCCGGCCGCAGCTGCCGCCAAAGACAGCCCGATCATCGCGGCCGCCCGGAAGGCCGGGGCGGTTCAAAGCGCTGATCCGGCGCCACTCCCACCTGCCCCACCCCAAGACATGGAGACTGAACAATGCCCGTCCTGACGGAACAGCCCAGCACGGGCGATGTCCTCAAATATGAGGTCAACCCGAATTACACCCGCGAGGTGATCACCCTGCTGATCGGCACGCCCTACCCAGTCGGTTCGGTGCTGGGGAAGATCACGGCCAGCGGCAAATACACACTGTCGCCCGCGACCGGCGCCGACGGATCGCAGGTCGCCGTCGGCGTTCTGCTCTATGCCGTCGATGCCACGCTGGCCGATGCGGTTGGCATCGTTGTCGCGCGTGGCCCCTCGATCGTCTCGCGCGCAGGCCTCGCCTATGACGGCACAGTCGATGACGGCACCAAGATTACCGCCAAGATCGCCCAGCTTGCCGCCGTCGGCATCATCGCCCGCGACGGCGTCTGACGCAGCACCGCGACAGCGCGTTCTCAGCTTTCCCCTTTATCCCCGGAGCTTCCCATGACCCTCGTTCGCAATCCCTTTGACGCTGGCGGTTACTCGCTGGCCGAGATGACGCAGGCCATCAACATCCTGCCCAACCTCTACACCCGCCTCGGCCAGATCGGCCTCTTCCGTTTCGAAGGCGTCACCCAGCGCTCGGTGATCATCGAGCAATACGAGGGCGTGCTGAACCTGCTGCCCTCCGTCCCACTCGGCGGCCCCGCCACCGTTGGCACCCGCGAGGGGCGCTCGATGCGGTCCTTCGCCCTGCCATGGATCCCGCATGACGACGTGATCCTGCCGGGCGACATCCAGGGCCAACCCGCGCTGGGCGTCTTCGACGGTGCCGATCCGTTGGTCGAGGTGATGAATCGCAAGCTGCAGCTGATGCGCCGCAAGCACGCCCAAACCCGCGAATACATGGAGATGAACGCCCTGCGCGGCATCGTGAAGGACGGGGCCGGGACCACGCTTTACAACTACTTCACCGAGTTTGGCCTGGCGCAGATCTCGGTCGACTTCCTGCTGGGGACGGCTGGCACCAACGTGCAGGGCAAGGTCCGCGAGGTGCTGCGGTCGATGGAAGACAACCTCTTGGGCGAAAGCATGACGGACGTGCATGCCCTCGTCAGCCGGGAATTCTTCGACAAGCTGATCGCGCATCCCAAGACCGAGGAGGCCTACAAGTTCTACGCCGCCACCGGCGCGCAACCCCTGCGCCAGGATGTGCGGCGCAACTTCCCCTTCGCGGGGATAGTCTTCGAGGAGTATGCGGGCACGGTGACGCTCTCCACCAAGGCCACCGAACGGCTGATCCCGGCCAGCGAAGGCATCGCCTTCCCGCTTGGCACTATGGACACGTTCACCACCTATGGCGGCCCCGCAAACCTGCTGGAGGCGGCCAATACCCTCGGCCTGCCGCTCTATGCCCGCCAGCATCTCGACGAAAAGGGCCGCTGGATCGACCTGATGACCGAGGCCTCGATCCTGCCGGTCAACAAGCGGCCGCGCATCGCGATCCGCATTCATACCTCGAACTGAACGGCCCCGACATGACCGTCTTCGCTGCCGCCATGGATCGCATCTATGCCAACCCGTCCATGGCGGTGGCGGCTGTGTGGATCTCTGCCGCAACCTCGGAAGAGCGCCCGATCCGCGTGATCCGCCGCGCCCCGGATCGCATCACCGAATTTGGCGCTGGGCGCTTTGTGAGCGACACCATGATGGTGGACGTCCGCGTCTCGGACCTGCCCGATCCGCGCCCCGGCGATCTGATCGTGATCGGGGCCGACAGCTTCACCATTCAGGGCGAACCCACCCGCGACCGCGAACGCCTGATCTGGTCGCTGGACCTGCGGCCATCATGAAACTGAAACTCGACATCACGCCGGACCTCGTCGCCGCCATGGCCGCAGAGGTGAAGGCGGGCGAGAAGGCCGTCACCGCCGCCATGCGCAAGGCAGGAACCGGGCTGAAAACCGCTTGGCGCGGCCAGGTCACCGGCGCGGGGCTGGGGAGGCGGCTGGCGAACTCGATCCGGAGCCAGACCTTCCCGAAGGCGGGCGAGAGCCTGGACGCGGCGGCGCTGGTCTGGACCAAGGCCCCGGTCATCATCGGCGCGCATGACACCGGGCCGCTGATCCGGTCGAAAGACGGGTTCTGGCTGGCGATCCCCACTCCGGCGGCAGGCAAAAGCAGCAAAGGCGGCCGCATCACCCCCGGCGAATGGGAACGCCGCACCGGGTTGCGGCTGCGCTTTGTCTTTCGCCGCCGCGGGCCAAGTCTCCTGGTGGCCGAGGGACGGCTGAACACCAAGGGGCGCGCGGTGGCGTCCAGATCGAAGACGGGGCGCGGGCTGACGACTGTGCCGATCTTCCTGCTCGTGCCGCAGGTCAAACTGCGCAAGCGGCTGGATCTGGCGCGGGATGCGGAACGGGCGGTGGATGGCGTGCCGGGGCTGATCGTGGCGAACTGGGTTGAGGGGAAGGTGTGATCGCCTCTTCCCGTCAGTAGCCAGCCTCGCGCTGATGACGTACGGCCAATACCACCGCCGTTTCGCCATCAAACCGATAAAGCGACACATAGCCACTGTCGCCAAAGGTGATAAACCACTCGCGGAATTCCGGCTCCATGTCCTCGACCGGCCGCCCGGCACCCGGTTGATTGCGCAGGATGTTCATGCCCTCGCGGATGGATTTGGCCGCGCGCCGGGCGGCATCGGGGTTCTTGTCGGCGAGGAAACGGTAAAGCCGTTCGACATCCCGCAGCGCGGCGGGCGACCAGATCAGTCGTGGCATTCAGGTGCTGCCGCCTCTTCGCCTGCTTCCAGCTTGGCAAGCCAGGCATCGGCTTCGTCATGCGTGATGTGCTTGCCAGTCGTCTGATACTCCTGCCAAGCCTGCAACCCTGCCTGGCGAAATGCCTCGCGCTTCTCCTCGCGCTCGACAAACTGCGCCACGGCCTCGCGCAGCATCCAGTGGGTGGAGCGGTCCTTGGCATCCGCCAATCGCTTGAGGCGGTCGCGGGTGTCCTGATCGAGCTTTACGGCAATGGGGCGAACGGCGTTCATGCGGGCGACTCCTCACGGGTATTCATGAGTATTACCATTAGCATATCTTCGATCACAGCAGAAGTCACAAGTCAGGAAGTGCGCCGTCATGCCCACCACCTTTGAGACCGTCCTCGCCGCGCTGCACGCGCGGCTGCAGCCGCTTGCCGCCCTGACCTTGCGTGACGAGGTGCTGCCCGAGCGGATCCCGGCAGCCGGTCTGATCATCCTGCGAGATGGCCAGCCGGGCGAGCCGGAGGTGACGCTGTCGCCCTTGCGCTACCATTATCAGCATCGGGCCGAGCTGGAGGTCGTCGTCCAGGCGGGCACCGGTCGGGCCACGGCCTTTGACACCCTGATCGCCGCCATCGGCACGGCGCTGGAAACCGACCGCACGCTTGGCAGCCTCTGCGACTGGGTCGAACCCGAAGCACCAGCCTCGGTCGACCTACCCATCGAGGGCGCGGCGGCGCTGAAAGCGGCAGTGATCACCGTCGTTTTGCACTACACCACCACCGGCCCCTTGGCCTGACACCCTCCAACAACAGGAGACCCCCATGGCACGTGCGCAAGGCGCGCGGGCGCAGATGGCGCTCGGCTTCGAGACTACGTATGGAACGCCGCCGGTTGGCGGCTTCACCAGGATGCCCTTCGCCAGCACCTCGCTGGGATCGGAGCAACCGCTGCTGAACAGCGAACTGCTGGGCTATGGCCGCGATCCGCTGGCCCCGATCAAGGACGCGGTGACGGCGGATGGCGATGTCGTGGTGCCGATCGATGCCGCGGGGTTCGGGTTCTGGCTCAAGGCGGCGTTTGGCGATCCGGTGACCACCGGTGCGGCGGCCCCCTACGCCCATGAGTTCCGTTCGGGCGCATGGACCCTGCCCTCGATGTCGATCGAGACCGCCATGCCCGAGGTGCCGCGCTATGCGATGTATTCCGGCTGCGTGCTGGATCAGCTGAGCTGGCAGGTGCAGCGATCTGGCCTGCTGACCGCCACCGCACGTCTTGTGGCGCAGGGCGAGACCATCGCCACCACAACCGCTGCAGGCACGCCTGCCGATCTGCCGCTCCGGCGCTTCGGCCATTTCAACGGGGCGATCAGCCGCAATGGCACGGCACTGGGCAATGTCGTTTCCGCCGAGATCACCTATGCCAACAATCTCGACCGGATCGAGACCATTCGCAGCGACGGCAGGATCGACGGGGCCGACCCAAGCATCGCAGCACTCACGGGGCGCATCGAGGTCCGCTTTGCCGACAGCACGCTGGTGAGCCAGGCGATCAACGGCGATCCCGCCGAGATCAGCTTCGCCTATGTCCTGCCCACGGGCGAAGCCTTCACCTTCACCGTGCACGCCGTCTATCTGCCCCGCCCCCGGATCGAGATTTCCGGACCGCAGGGCGTGCAGGCCACCTTCGACTGGCAAGCGGCGCACGACACCGTGGTGGGCCGAATGTGCACCGCAACCC